GCACATGCCCGAAATCCCCATTGTGGTTGCTGACTTTGGCTTATCACAAAAGGGAATCAATATTGCAGTAGACAGTGGTGCAGAAATCCTTACTGGATTCTGGAAGCCAGAAAGTAAGTCTTGGTTCTTGAAACCTGACGCAGTTCTTCTCTCGCCATACGAGAAAACTTGTTGGATAGATATTGATTGTGAAGTAGTTGCACCTTGTCCTGAGATCTTTGACTATGCTATTACAGAAAAGATTGGACTTACTCCTGACCACTGGGCAAAGAGAAGAGGAAGAGCACATTGGGCAACTGGTGTCATTGTCGTAAAGGGTAAACCAATGATCCTTAAAGAGTGGGCAACTCAATGTCGTAAAGAAAGAAAACGAGGAGACCAAGAAGTCCTCTATTCAATCATTGGCGATTCTAAAGATCGGGTAACTCCAATGCCTATGGAATATCAGTGGCTACGACTCGACTTAAAGTATGGAGTTGATAGCAACTCAAAGAAAATCATTCACTGGACTGGACCTATTGGAAAGAGACACATAAGAACATTAATCAAACCTTAGACCCCTTGAAACTAAACTCAATTCAATTATAAACCAAATGTCAAGTCTTGTCAATACCCCTGAATGGACGTATCTCAATGAGTCTTTCACTGAGACTCCTGACAAAAAGGAGTTGTATGGTTTTGTGTATCTGATTACCAATCTCATTGACGGTAGGAAGTATGTTGGCAAGAAGTTCTTCTGGTCAATGATAACCCGTCAAGTCAAGGGGAGGAAGAAGCGGCAACTGCATGAATCGAATTGGCGAGACTATTGGGGTTCCAATGATGAATTGAAGAAAGATATTGACATTGCTGGAAGTTCAAATTTTAAAAGAGAGATTCTTCACCTGTGTTCCAGCAAGTCTGAATGTTCCTATCTGGAAGCCAAGGAGCAGATTGACCGTGGGGTTCTTCTGAGCAAGGAATACTACAATTCTTGGATTTCACTCAAGATAACCAAGAAACACCTAGCAAAATACGCCCAAAAGAAGATGTTGACAGAATCTTGAAATAGTGTATAATTGTCGTCATGCAAATCATTGATTATAGCGGTATCGCAGTGGCAGCAATCTTCTCTCAGGATGCCCCAGAACAGATTGAAGAGGGACTGATTCGACACATGATTCTGAATCGTATTCGCTCCTTCAACACACAGTTTCGTGAAGAGTATGGTGAGACCATCCTTGCCTGCGACTCATCCTCATGGAGAAAGCGAGTCTTTCCTCAATACAAAGCTGCACGTAAGAAAACTCGTGATGCTTCTCCTCTGGATTGGGGCAAACTCTTTGATCTCATCTCTCTGATTCGTGAAGAGATTCGTGAGAACTTTCCATACCGTGTTCTTCATGTTGATGGAGCAGAGGCAGATGATATCATTGGTCATCTGGTGGAGAAGACACAAGAGTTTGGTCAGAACGAACCTGTTCTCATTGTCTCAGGTGACAAGGACTTTCTGCAACTCCATCGATACAAGAACGTCAAGCAGTTCTCACCAATAAAGCGTGACTTCATCACTACTGAGAATCCTGACTTCTATCTCTTTGAACATATATGTAAGGGTGACAGTGGCGATGGTGTTCCAAATGTCCTGAGTGACGACGATACCTTTGTGGAGAATGGAAGGCAACGCCCACTTCGTTCGTCAAAGATTCAGGAATGGTATCAGGAGCGAGACAAACTGAGTGAGGTGATGAATCAGAACACCTATCGAAACTACTGTAGGAACAACAAGATGATCGATTTGAATCACACTCCTAATGAGATTCGTGAAGAGATTGACTCTCTATATACTTCAGAAGCAAACAAGAAAAATGGAAAAATCTTTGGGTATCTGATTGAAAAGCGTTGTAATATGCTGATTGAATGTGCTCAAGACTTCTACTCAAAATAATATGAAAAGAAAACCCGTTAACCCACTAAAGCTGTTCCCCCACGAAATCTTTGAGAAGGTTCAGGGAGTTCGTGCCATGAGCGACCGTATCGCGGTTCTCAAGGAAAATGAATCGTTTACTCTCAAGACTATCCTTCAGGTTAACTTTAATAATTGGATTGAGTTTGACCTTCCTGAAGGAGATGCGCCTTACAAGAAGGATAAGAATCCTCCTGAGTTCAGTGCTGGTCGTATTGATAAACTTATCAAGGAACTCAAGCATTTGGTCAAGCAATCCAAACTCCCAAGAGCAAGAAAAGAAATTAAATTCATTCAGATGCTAGAGGCAATGCATCACAAGGATGCTGACATTATTATTGCCATTAAGGACAAGAAGCTGAACAAGTTGTATTCGGCATTGACTCCTGCCTTGGTGAGTCGTGCCTTTCCTACTCTGATTCAGGAGAAGGAATAAATAATGCCAGCGTAGCAAAGGCTCTGGTTATTATGGTTCTATCACAACTCAAACGTCTCAAAGAGGATTTGGAGAAAACTCAACACTATATTCGTCGCCTTGAGAAAGATGATGATCATGAAAACATACCCTTCTACCAAGCAAAACTTAAACGGCTCATTGATGCTGTTGGCAAACTTGAAAGCATGATTTCAAAATGATATACGACTATCACTGTGAAAAATGCGGTTATGAATTTGAAGAAAACAATCAGATTATTAACCGTGACATTCCAACCGAAAGACCCTGCCCTCAGTGTGCAGCACATTCAGTGAAGCGTGGTATTGCTGCCCCTTATATGTCCTATGCTGGAGCAAAGACTATTCAGCAAAGAGCAAGACAAGGAGCAGGAAGCGACTTCATAAATCGCATGGAGCAAATCCAGAGAGCACACCCAAACAAACTAAAAGATGGCACCAAAAAAACAGTCGGTGGATACTAAGAGTAGTGGGAGAGCATCCGCTGGTTCTTGGAGAAAGAGGTTGATTGATATCTCTCCTTTTTCTCAGGGTCAGGAGGACTTCTTTCGTTACTATGAGAAAGGATACAATATGGTTCTTTCTGGTGCTGCTGGTTGCGGTAAGACATTCATTGCCCTTCACCAAGCACTATCTGAATCCAAGGAGTCACAGTATCGAAAAAGGGTCATCATTGTTCGTTCTGTTGTTCCCACCCGTGATATGGGATTCCTTCCCGGTTCACAAAAGGAAAAGGAAGCGGCATATACCACACCTTACGAGGGAATTGTCAATGAACTCTATGGTGACCCAAAGGCATGGGCTACCTTGTCTGGACATGATATCATTCGCTTCATGACCACAAGTTACATTCGTGGTATCACTCTCAGAGATTCAATTGTAATTGTGGATGAAATGCAAAACTGCAACTTTCATGAGTTGGATTCAGTCATCACTCGTATCGGTGACGGTAGCCGCATTATCTTTGCGGGTGATTATTACCAGTCTGACTTCATTCGAAACAATGAGAGAGAAGGTATCAACAAGTTCCTGACAATCCTTGAGAAGATGAACTACTTCAAGCACATTCGCTTTGGTTGGGAAGACATTTGTCGTAGTGGGATAGTCAGAGACTATATCATGACCAAAGAACTTGAAGAGAAGAACACACAACCAATGACATTGATCAATGAGTAATCCAAGATACAATAAATGGAAGAACAAAAAGCGCGATAAGACACGCCGAGACGATTCATATGACAAATTTGATCGCCAAAGACGCCTAGATAAGAAACAGTCCCGTAATTCAAATGATGAATAATTCTGATATATCTAATCCAGTTGCAAACCTCATTAATAAGCGTCAGAGTAACAACTTTAGTTACACCTATGGTCATGTTCATGAGTTCTACGTTACTGGAGCAATTGAATCTGCTGACGAATATACTGAGTGGTTTCATACGATTCGAAATGCAAATGCAACTGATGTAGTAAAGCTTCACATCAACTCTCCCGGTGGTGACCTCTGGACTGCAATTCAATTTGTTCATGTCCTTGCTGAGACAGAGGCAACAATTCAAATTGCCGTTGAAGGTGCTTGCATGTCTGCTGCAACTCTGCTCTTCCTGATGGGTCATGAATATGAAGTCTCTCCTCATGCGATGTTCATGATTCACAATTACTCTGGTGGTTCTCTTGGTAAGGGTGGAGAGATGTATGACAACATTGTTCATGAGCGTAAGTGGAGCGAGAATCTTCTTCATGATGCATACGATGGTTTCTTGACTCAGGATGAAATCAAGTCCGTGCTGGATAATAAGGATCTCTGGATGGGGACCAAAGAGGTTCTTGAACGTCTTGAA